ACCCGTAGGGAAACCAACTGTGGAGTCTACATCAAATACGGTGGCACCAGAGGCAACTTGACCGATGACTTGAGTTTTTGGATGAATAGAAAATGAACCATATAACGCACCATCAACACCAATGTCTCTTGCATATCCAGAGTCAATACTTAACTTATAAAAAGTGTTTCCTGTTCCTACATTTACCTTTTCTACAGCGGTTATAGGAGCATATGCTCTTGTAAATAAGCCTTTATAGGTATTCTGATTCAAAACCGAATCAAGGAGGTTTGTAGGGTCTCCTAGGACCGGTTCAACGACCAGATCGTTAGTTACTCGATAGTCTGCGTTAGATGGTGTAAAAAGAAAATCCCTAGGTTTAACAATTCTTACATCTTCATTATAGAGTGCCTTAAAAAGAATCTCAAAAGATCTATCTGTTCCTTTGCTTCTATAAAAATCTTTCGACTGTTTAATAAATGTATTCTGATTTAAACCAGAGGCTAATTCTCTACTGGTTAATCCTGGAGTAAGTTGTTTTTTTAACTTTGTTAAAAATTCTTTTAAGAAAAGAATAGAAAGGTTTTCAATGGTAGCACCAGATTCATGCTTTTCACTTAAAGAAGATGAAAAAACTAATTGCTCTGGGTTATTTTCTGTTTTGTATGAGGTAACACCACTGAATCCCCTTACACACCCAATGAAGGTAGAGGATGATTTTGATGTATACGTGATTATTTCATCGCCTATCTTTAAAATACCATAAGCATCGGGAAAACCAACAGTGCCTGTAGGAGATTTTGTAAGGTCAACACTTATGGTTGTGTCATTATAGTCAAGGTCTGATCCAAGAATAATGGATTCTACAAGATTTGTATTTTCATTAAGTTTGATATATTTGTCAATATTTTGGATAAGGTCAACAGGACCACCCTGATATTCTTGTCCAATATAATATTGCTTTAAAAAATCTACTAAAAGCGGAAAATCTTCCCTTACATACGCAGGAACCTGGTTCTGAACTACGTTGCTAAAGAGTACTCTTTGTTCTGCCATTTTATGATTTTACTTCTTAGTAGGAATATGAACCGCCGCCACCGCCACCTGATGAACCAGATGAAGTGCCGGTAGATGTTGAGGGAGTTGTAGACGTAGTGCTAGACGAGGTTGTTGATGATGTAGTAGAAGTTGCTGTTGTGGTTGTTGTGGAAACATCTCTTGTGGTTGGTGTTGTAGAGATATTTGAAACATTTACAACTCGTTGTCCAGTGGTTGTTCCAATATCACCTGTTGAACGTACAAGAGCACCATTTGCATAAGATGATGATGTAATATAGTTAGACGCTGAAGGATCGAGTCCTGAAGCAATATTATCAACCACCATATCAAAATTACTATTAGTAATATCTAGTTGCAAATAAAGATCCTGTAATCCAACAACATCATTTGAATGAGGTACTGCAGAAAGTTCAACAATGGGTTGACCGTCTTTGATTTTTCCTGCCTGAATGTTGATTGGGTTTATAGTAATAATCCCTTTTTTGTAGTTAATACTACCAACATTCCTTCTTACTATTGTTGGATTGGTTGAGTTTACAGAGGGCACGTTGAATAAGAAAAGCGTTCCGTCGATTCTGTTAGTGTTGGGAATGTCAGAAATGTAAACATTCTGATTGATTCCAGCAACTTTAAACGCCGTAGACTTAATATTGTAACCGCCCATATTTTTAATATGGAACTCATTTCCAAAACCAATCTGATATTCGGTGAATGTATCGAGAACGACTCTAAGGTCTCTTCTCATTTCAACGGTTGTAATATTTGATGTGATTGATTCGTGACTATCGTCAAGAATCTTCAAAAACTTACTATATTTAAATCTCGCACCATACTTATTTAACTCAGTTGATTCTGAGTACTTGTTCGCATTACTTTGTACCACAGATGAGACATATTCAGAACTTGGAGCAAGATTGCTGTTATAATACAGTTTTGAAGTTACTTCAAGATAAAGATACTTCAGATCAAGAATCTCTGGAACAATACCGGCAACAGAGAACTTTTTAAGTCTGTTTCTGATATTCTCTTTTACTAGGTTTGGTAAGAAATCACCAAATCTGGGTTTAATGCTAATGAATACCTTTCCATATTGTGGTGGAATCAGCTCTTCTCCACCAAAAACAGAGATTGACTCAGTTTCTGGATAG